GTTTTGTGAAATCCGTGCACGTGAGATGCTCAACCAGGGTATGCACCAGACCCACCACTTAAAGAATCCTTTCTTGTCTCGTTACGAGATAGGCAAACGAACAGTTGTCAACATAGATGAACTGCTCGCAGAAAAAGATCGCACGTTTATCTAAGGAGATACAATGCCAGTACCAGCAATAGTCGCAGGAGCAGCATCAGTTGCTAGTCGTCTTGCAGCAAAGAAGGTTGCTAAAGAAGTAGCAAAGAAAGCAACTAAAAAAGCAGCAGAAAAAATTGCCAAAAACAGCGTTAAAGTTAAAGCAGCATCTTCAGCAAAAGAACGTGCAGCAAAAAATGCTGCAGAAACAATGAAGACTACTGGCGCAAAGTCTGGCGGAACAGCATCTTTATCTTCTGCAATTACTAGCGCTGGTAATAGCGCTAACAAATCAATGGGAATGAAAACGCCTACCGTTAAAATAAATTCTGCTGTTAAGGCAAAGTCTGCAGATATCGCAAAGTCTAAAAATGCTAAGGCGTTAAAGGCTGCTAACAAGAAAGGCAAAAAATAATGGCAACAATGAAAAAGCCTGCGCCTAAAAAGCCAGCAGTTAAGCGTCCAGCAGTAAAGCCAGCACCACTACCTAAGCCTAAGCCAAAACCAAAAGTAGTTCAGATGCCTAGCAAGATTTCTCCATCCAAGATGACACCTGCTCAGAAGGCTCAATACCTGAAGAATCCAGAACGTTACGATAAGTAAGGAAAACAATTGTTAACAACTAAAGAGGTAGTAGCCAAGGTTAATCGCCTGCAAACGCGCTACTCCGCACGTGACCAGAGAATGCGTGATGTGCTCTCTGTACGTCAAGGAGACATTAGCAAGGTATACCCTGCAATGTTTTCAGAGGAATATCCAAAGCCTCTAGTTGCTAACTTCATTGACGTAGCAGCACGTGACCTTGCAGAAGCAATGGCACCGCTACCATCATTTAACTGTGCTGCAACCAATATGGTTTCAGACTCAGCACGTAAGGCAGCAGACACACGTACACGTATTGTCAATCATTACATCAGTGCATCTGAACTACAAATTCAAATGTATACTGGTGCTGACTGGTTTAATACCTACGGTATGTTGCCAGGTATGGTGGAGATGGATTACGAGACAAACAATCCTCGTATTCGTTTGCTAAATCCTTTTGGTACTTACCCTGAGATTGATCGCTTTGGTCGCACTGTTTCATTGACACAGGTAATGGCATCTGATGCTGAGACTCTAGCAATGCAGTACCCAGAGTTCTATGACCAGATTATGCCAAAGAACGTTTACTCACCTGGCTCACCTTATGTCTCACTAGTTCGCTATCACGACAAAGACCAGGATCTAATCTTTATCCCAGAGCGTAAGAACCTAGTACTCTCAAACATCCCGAACCCTATTGGTAAGTGTATGGCATATGTTGCTATGCGCTCATCTATTGACGGTGAAGCACGTGGACAGTTTGATGATGTTCTATCAGTTCAACTTGCTCGTGCTCGCTTTGCAGTGTTGCAGATTCAAGCAGCAGAAAAATCTATCCAAGCACCTATTGCTATTCCACAAGATGTACAAGAACTTGCACTTGGTCCTGATGCAATTATGCGTTCTGCTAATCCGCAAGGTATCCGTCGCGTTCCTTTGGAACTACCACCTGGAGTCTTCCAAGAGTCAGGTGTACTAGAGCGTGAACTACGTTTAGGTTCTCGTTACCCAGAGGTTCGCTCAGGTAACATTGATGCATCTATCGTTACAGGTCGCGGTGTACAAGCACTACAAGCAGGCTTTGATACACAGATCAAATCAGCACAGGCACAGTTTGCTCGTATGTTTACAGACCTTGCTTCTCTTTGCTTTGAAGTAGATGAGAAGATCTTTGGTTCTATGCCAAAAGAAATCAAGGGCGTAGATGATGGTACTCCGTTTAATATGAAGTACATCCCATCAAAGCAGATTGATGGTAACTACGGTGTAGATGTTCGCTACGGCATTATGTCTGGTATGGACCCTAACCGTGCAATCATTGCATTACTACAGATGCGTTCAGACAAGTTAGTCTCCCGTGACTACGTACGTCGTGAGATTCCAATGGAACTCAACGTAACTCAGGAGGAACAACGTGTTGACATTGAAGAAATGCGCGACTCTTTGCGGGTTGCTGTTGCTCAGTACGCTCAGGCGATACCTGCTCTTGCAGCGCAAGGTCAAGATCCATCTCAGATCATTACTCGTATTGCAGAAGTTATCCAAGGCCGTCAAAAGGGTCTTCAGTTAGAAACAATTATTGGTAAAGCATTTGCGCCAGAACCTGCGCCAGAGATGCCACAAGCACCAGATATGATGGGTGCACCTCAACTTCCAGCGGCAGGTGCGGCCCCCGCCCCAGCCTCAGCGCAACCTCCACAAGAACAAGGTGGTATGGCCCCTGCTGCTGGTCAACGTCCAGATATAGCAAACCTACTAGCCGCCATTGGCGGGGCAGCATAAAGAGGGGGTGTAAATATGAACAAAGGATCACGTGCAGCAGCACCAATGTCAAAGGCAGTTGAAGGCAAGAAGGATACTTCTAAGCCAGCAGGACCAGGCAAAGTAGTACCATCAATGATGCCAGCAGGTCGTCGCGGTAACGCAGTAAAAAAGGGATAATCTTATTCAATTAACGAAAGGTATTGGGTGTGGAAAACGATAACGATGTACCACGCCCAATACACTTCGCTGATTTTTTAGTGTCCTTTGCAGGTCTTGTACACAACCTTGCAAGTTCTGTACAAACTTTTACAGAAGAGATTATGGAAATAGCAATTTACAATGCTAATAGAAACTCTAAAGTCAATAAGGCTTGGGAGCAATTTACAAATGATTTAGAAAAGATACAGGAGGAAACCGATGGCAGATAACCCAATCAAGGGCGTATCAGGTCCTGGTAAATTCTCTGTACGTACAGATCTACCAGCATCACAAAATTATGGTGACCGTAAGGCTATGCAGGAACAAATAGCAGGAGCACCTACCGCTAGAACACCAGATGTTCGCGGATTACCTACAGGTCAAGTTCAGGCTGCAGCAATGTCTGCACCACAAGAAAGTGTTACACCTTTGTTTGCACCATCACAACGTCCAAATGAAGATATTATGGTAGGAAATAAATTAGGCCCTGGCGCGGGTCCAGAAGTTTTAGGTATGCAGTCACAATTTGCACAGGCAAAACTGTCTGACACATTAGCAAAGATGATTCCCTATGACACAACAGGTGAAATAATAATCCTGTACCAGAATGCACTAGCGCGAGGAAATTAATGGCTGAGAATCTTAAGGTAGCAGCCACAGCAGCAGGACTTTCTGAAAAAGAACTTAAGGTTATTGAGTCTTTTAGTAAAGCACAAACTGCACACAGACAACTTTCTAACTTACCTGCTGACGTGGCTAACAAAGTATTTACTACTAAGTATACCCCAGCACAACAAGCAGATCTTGTTTCTAAATACGGAACAGAAGATCCAATAAGCAAGCCTAACCGTGGCTGGCTTGGTACTGCTTGGCACTACACAGGCGGAATGGTTGCTGCAGGTTTTGGTAAAACACTTGCTGGTTTACAAAATGTTTCAGACCTATCTACACGTTTGTACCGTACTGGCGCTATCGCAATAGATCAAGGCGTACCTCTAGTAGGCGCAGGTAATGCTTGGGATATTGCCAACGATAAAGGCGACAAAGTATTTAACAATGATCGCATCAACAAAGTCAAGGCTAAGTATGGCAACGCTCAAGTAAACGTTGCTATGAAACTTGCTGCTGGTGAAGACATCTTTGCATATGCAGCACAGGCTAGTCCAGAAGAACTTGTATATATACGTCTTGCACAAAAGACTCAGGGCACACAACGTGGCGCAATTGAAGAAGTAGTCAGCGCAGAACAAGCAAACTTTGATGATGCCCTAGCAGAAGTAAATGCTGCTAAGTATTCTCCAGGTAGATTTGTTGCAAATCTTATTGACGCTATTACACCTGGCGAATTAGTTAAGAATGGTCTTGCGTACAAGGCTGTATCTGGAACTATTGATGCTGCATACCGTATCTTTGCAGACCCATTGCTTCTTGCTGGTAAAGCAAAGCGTTTAGTAGATGTTAACAGATATGCGCTAGATGTTGTTATTGGCAAAACTGGTGGAGTAGATGACTACTTTTCAAAGGCTAACAACGTTGCGTTTTGGAATCAATATGGTAGTTTGCTTTCAGGATTTTCTAAGGCAAAGGAAGTTAAGAA